TTTAGTAATTAAAGTTTGGTTCCACTCTTTTTGTGTATATGGTGATGCAGCAGTTGAAGCTTTTCTCCATCCGTTGTAATCCCATCTTAATTGCCATGCAGCAGCTTTACGTAAATCTCTCAAGATTTCACGGTCAATTTCAGCAGCAACTTGCTCAGATAACATTGCAGTTAATTCAGCTTCAGCATCGATGTTGTGGAATGCACTAACGTCTTGTGCTAATTCTGGAGACCAAGTAGCTCTTAATTTTCTTTCTTCAACAGATACAACAACCTCATCTAATCTGAAAGATACTTCTCCCATTTCAGTTTCAAGTTCTAATGTTGCATATTCAGCCCAAGCAGCGTTGAATGTGAAAGCAGATGCAGTAGTTGCAGAAGCACCAACATAACCATCATAAGTAGCTGTACCAGCAGCACCACCACCAGTAGCAGTTGTTCCAACTGGGTGAGTTAAATCTAATGCTACATATACGTTACCTAAAGCATCACATACGTTACCAGAAGCGTCAACGATTCCTCTACCGTATTTTTGTGTTACTAATCTGAAAGGAACAGATTTGTTAGCAGCAACGATTACGTTATTGTCTCTATCTTTGATATCAGCAGTAGTTACAATGTTTAAAGATGCTAAGAAAGACTCAGTATCCATTTGGTTACCATCAGCACCAGTTAATACACCTTTACCAGTTGCGTTGAAACCAGAAATAGCTAAAATGATTTCTCTAACTGTACCGTCAGTAGCTGTAGCTAATGTAGCACCAGCACTAATACTAGTAAATTCACCGTTAGTTCCTAAAGCAAATTTAACTGGGTTAGAGTGTGTACGGATAGTTAATGTACCTTTAGAGTTATCAAATAAACCATCATTGTAGAAAATATCGTACATGTTTTTAGCTTCCATAACTGTTACTACACAAGTTCCAGCAGCTGGTAATACACATGAAGGCATACCAGAAGATGCGAAAGAAGTGTGAGCAGAATATTGTGCGTTAGCAGAATAAACGTCAGTAGCGTAAGGTGAACCAGCGTTACCAGCAGCGTCAACACGGCTAGAAGTTTGAGGTACGAAGTAGAACAATTTACCAATTGGCATGTTCATAGCTTGTACTGAAACGATATCGTTAGCTAATAATTTAGAGAAAACACGTCTTACAATAGGGAAAACTACAGTTTCGAAAGAACCAGAGTTTGCAGCTGTTGTAGATTCAGTTAATAATGAAGACGCTTGGTTTTCATATAACTGAGCGATGTTTTCTTTAACGTGGCCTCTAAGACCATCTAAGAATCCTAATGAATCCCATTTTGTTTGAGTTTCCAAACGGATTGCTTTCATATGGTTTAATCCGATGTTACCTACTTGTCCAGATGTTAATAAATGTGACATAATTGTTTTTTGTTTTATTGTTATTTAATGTTATCTTTTTTCAACTCTATTAATTAAATCTTTAATTCTTTGAGTTGACGGGTCAATATACGCAGTGTTCTCATTTAATTGTTTTGATACACTAGTAGTTGATTCCTTAATTATTTTACTTTCAAATGTTTCGTTAATAGGTTTTCTATTATCTAATTCATTTGAAATTACTTTATATAATTTTTTAGATTCTACCAAATTTGAAACTTGGTCAAATCTTTTAATTATGTTTTGTTTTTCAGCTTTTGTTGTTGAATGTTCAGTAAACAATTTTGTAACATAAGTTAAATTGCTATTGAACACAACAGTTTCAACTAACTTAGTTCTAAATTCTTTAAGAGCTGTTCTGAACTCTTCATTCTCAGCTTTTATTTTTTTAGCTTCAGTTAATAAACTATTATATTTTTTTGCTGTTTCAGAAACTATTTCTCTAGCTTTTTTTACTTCTTCTAAAGGATGTTTAGATGCAGCTGTATAACGACCAGCATTTTTTTCAGAACCTCTAGTTTGAGCTAAATTTTCATCTAAGTCTTCTTCTTCTTCAGATTCTTCACCTTCTTCAGATTCTTCAGATTCTTCACCTTCTTCAGATTCTTCACCTTCTTCAGATTCTTCCTCGTCATCTAATTCAATGTTGTAAACATTATCACCTTCTTCAGAGTCTTCTTCTGATTCTTCTTCTGATTCTTCGTCAGAACCAAAATTTAATTCGTCAGAACCAAGTTCTGAATCTTCATCACCAAATTCTTCAGAATCGTAATCTTCATCATTATCGACATCTTTTAAAGAATCCAATTTAATTACGTATTCACCAGGCTCGCTAATGTTTAAACGTAACTCATCGTCAACGATTTCGATTTCATCAGTGCTAGTTAGTTTTTTGTAGATGTCAAAAATTTCTTCATCAGTACCACCTTTAGTCATGTCGAATTCACTCGGTGCCTCAACACCCATTCCCATTTCGTCTTCTAATTCAAGACCTTCCTCAGCATAACCTTCAGTAACCTTTTCAGATTTTTCTTTTTTCTCTTCACCTTTTTGGTGTTCTTCTTTTTCTTTAGCAGCAGTCTCTTTAGCTTCATGTTTAGAATGAGAAATCTCATCTAACGTTTCTTCATCTAAAGTTTCTTCATCTAAAGTTTCTTCTTCATAAATCTCTTCTTCGATAGATTCTTTCACAACACTATCAATTTCTTCTTTCGCAACAGAACGAAGTATTTCTTTTGTGTTAGCATTAAGAGCATTTTGGATATTTGAAATATCTAATAACGCTTCTTCTAATATTGATTTTTTCTCTGCCATTTTTTATTATTTTTAATTAAATAATTAATTTAGTAAATGAAACTTTTTATCCCATTTGTTTATAAATATATATGTTATTATAAAAAACCTATTTTTTTTATTAAAAATTTTAAAAAATAATTTATTCAGATAAAAATTTATCTAAATCATTTTTTAAATTTTCTGTTATTATAGGTTTTTTCACTTCTGTGTTTTCTACATACGGTCTCAATTCCTCAACGTTTCTACCTATCCAAGCATCTGGTGTAGAAGGAGCTGTTACAACATCCCAACATATAATCTCGAAATCATCTTGAACTATTTGTTCACCATTTTTACCTTCTTTAAGAGAACCGACACCACGAGAAGAAACGCCTATTTTAATTCTATTTCTTAACATATTAGCAACATCGTCACCTTTACATGAAATAATACCAAAGTTTACGAACCCTGGACTCATGATGATTTCCATCTTACCCATAAGAGTATGACCCTCCCACCATGTTTCAATAATATTGTGTGAAATTCTATCCCCAGCTATTATAGAACTCTCTGGGTGGTCTAGTTCACCAACAGCTCTACGCTCACGTATTGCCTCTTGATAAATCTTGTCTTGTTTTTTAAGTACGTCTTCTGGATATATTCTACCGTTTCTATTTAAGATACCGTATTTTTGTAATACAACATAAACGATAAGGGGTTCGGCAATAACTAATTTGCCAGTTTCTAATTTTTTTATTTCGTTGATAAAAGGTTGGTTTCTTGGTTCATCTGGACTAATATAACCAGCATCGTGCTCTATAAGTCCACCCCAACCGCTTTCACCACGTTTTAATATTCTAAAGTCTTTATAATTTATATCCATAATAAGTTTGCTTATATAGATATAAATATGTTATGTAAGTAAAAAAGCCCCATTTGGGCTTTATTTAATTTTTTTTCTTGTAAAAGTTAAATGTTTTATTTGAATCAAATAATGATATTAATATTTTTGTTAATATTTCTAATTCATTAGTTATTTCAATAGAATTAATCGATACGGCTTCTTTCATAAAAAAAGTTATTTCACAATTCATAAAACTTCTTTTACCAAATTTAACACCAGACTCTCTGATATCCAAATCAACTATTGTTCTATCTTTATTAAAAATTGAATTATTTTTGTTTAAATAATTAAATAATGTTTGTTTTATATTTTTATTTAAATTTCTAATATCAAAATTATAATTCAAATAATCTTCGTTTAATGGGTCAGCCCAAGCTGAAAGATTTAAATAAATTGATTTAGGGTTTTTATTATTTACTGTACCGTAAACTATACTGTAATTTTCAATTTCGTTGTTTTTAATTTCTTTTCCAGTTTTCATATTTTTTTTTATTAATTATAATAAAAATCCTGGATAAAGTCAAATTTTAAATCTCTAAACTTTTCTTTAAATCAACTAATTTAGAAATTTTTTTAGTATACTCTTCGTTAATTTCTATTTTATCTCTTAATAATTTATCTTTAACTTTTAATAATTTATCTTTTGTATCTAAATCTGATTCTTCTAATCTTTTATCAATTAAATCAACACATTCTCTAACTGTTTCTAAATAAACTTCTTTCTTTTGTTCATCAGTAGAGTCAATTAAAACTTTTAATATTTTTTTGTCTGATTCATCTAAATCAGAATATCTCTCATTATACTTATCAACCATAATAGTAGATAGTAAACTGTTAGGTAAATTAATACTCTCCTTAATTTCAATTTTTTTATTATTTAAAATAAAATTAATGACGAATTCTTTAGCTTCTAAAATAGTGTCAATATTTTTAGGTGTTTTAGCTGTAAAAATTAATGTAGTTAGATTTTCATGTAACTCTTTATTTTCATAAACTTCGTCATTCTCAAATAATATATTAGACAATAGATTAGAATTAGCTTCCATAATATCTTTATTTTTATATTTTGACATTACATTTAAACATTCATCTAAAAAAGCTTTTGCTTTATATTCATTAGATTCAATCTTATTTTCAATAAGATTGTAAATTAAAAACTGATTTTTTAATATCTCGTTTTCTTTGATTGTTTTAACATAATCTTTAAAGATACTTTTTTTATCTGAATTTTTGGTAACTACGCTTTCAACCAATATGTTATTGTATGCGTTTTTTAACTTACCAAAGTTTTGAACTGTTTTTGTTATATTTATTTTAGCCATTTTAAGTTTTATTATAAATATGTTGTTATAGTTATAAATACTATAATTCTAGCATTTTATCAATATCATCAATTATGTTATCTAATTCTGAATTTATTTTTAAATTTTTATCGTAAATTTTAACTTTTTCAGTTTTCACTTCATTATTGTAACCAACACTTTCAACTAAAACATCTAAAAATCTATTACTATATTTTTTATTTCTATTTTCATTTATTCTATTTAGATTATTTTTCTTTTCTGTTAACAATTTATCTAATTTAGTTATTTTCTTAATTGATTCACTAATAGGTTCTGCTTTTGGTTCAGTAGCTGCTCCTTCTTCTGGAGTCTCCCCACCTTCTGGAGTCTCCCCACCTTCTGGAGTCTCACCTTCTGGTGTCTCACCTTCATCGCCAAAGTCTAAATCTTCACCACCGAAGCCACCACCACCGAAGCCACCGCCACCACCACCACCAGTAGCAGAAGCATCACCTTCTTCAGTTACACCACTACCATTCTTAGCGGCTTCAATATCACCATAGATTCTATCAACTTCGTCAAACATTCTAGTATGTTTTATTACCGCTGAAGTATTAGCTAATTCAGCAGAAGCTGCTTTTTCCATACGTTGTTCCAGTAAATCTTGTTTAATTTCATCATCAGACCAACCCATAATTTCTCTATGTGCACGTGTCCAAGACATTGTACCAAAACCATTACCTATATCAGAAACAGCATCTTTAAGAAGTGTAACTTGAAGTTGTAAATGCTCAATTTTAAGCATTTCTGATTGTGTAGATGGGTTGTTAAGTGTTAATGTGAAATTATCTAATTCGTCCTCAAAACCTAAAATATATAAATGGATTATTGCAATCTTATTTAATTCTTGTAACATAGACTGTTGAATCCTATTAATAGTTCTAGAAAAACGAATATCTTGTAAAGCTAAATTTTTACCTTCACCAGATGTTTCATCAAAACCTAAAAATGGTTTTGGTACACGTAAAGCAGTAAATAAATTACCTCTCAAATATTCAATATCTGCAATTTGGTCCAAATTAGATGCACCTGGCAAAGTATCAATTGGGTTTGGTGCTGACTCATCTCTAACTGGTATAAAGAAATCTTGGTCATTTGATAATTGATTGTAACGTAAATCTATTTGTCCAGTCTGTGGGTCGATAATTGGCATACGTTTAAATCTATCAGCGATTGCATTAACATATTGTTCAACATCAGCATCATCAATATTACCTACATAAATTTTATAAACACGTCTTTCTGGTGCTCTAGTTACACGATAAACAAGCATGGAGTCTTCAGATAATAATAACTGCTTCCACACACGTCTAGCTTTCTCTAAAACTGATGTACCATATGGTAATCTTCTATCATCGCCCAATAATCTAAAATGGGCTATTTGCCAAGAATTAAATTCGACATCACGACCTCTCCAATAAAATTTAACTTTATCATTTGTATCATCTTCATCTTTATTTCTTTCTCTACCAGTAACCATGTCAAATAAACTACCTTCTCTTCTTTCCATTTCATAGTTAGGCATTTGCTTAGACGCTGTAACCCCATCTCTATCACTTATTTTTAAAAAGATAAAATTATCCCCATATTTACAAGTATTTCTAGTCCACATAGGTAATGATGTATGTATATCTAATCTATTGTAAAATAAATCTTCTAAAATGCCTTTAATTCTTTTACTATCAGAATACACGTTTAACATTTTACCTTGACTATTTAATGTAGTCGATTCCTCCATCATAACGTCTAAAGCAGCCGCTATCGCTGGATAAAATTCCATAGATTCAAAGTCAGAATAAGAACCTATTCTTGTTGTTTCATAGTTAATTGATTGTTGAAAAAGACCGTTTTCTACTTTTTTCCAAACTTGACCTAGATATTTATTCTGTTGTGCTTGTAATTTAGTTGTTTCGTATTCTTCACGACTTGTTGTTTTTAATAACTCATTAGAACCTATATTATATCTTTTAGCAACATCTTTTGGTCTAGATTTTAACCCATCTGGACTGATTACTTGGTTTAATTTTTGAAATATAGTTAAATTTTTGTTTGCCATAATATTTTTTGTTATAATATAATAAAATTATTTTATTTTTAAATAGTTACTGTACATAATCACAAGCAACATATGCTGGTCTTGTAATTTGGTTACCAACCAAAACCTCAATGTACATATATGTAACCACCCAATCCTCACCATTTGATAATGGTGTAGCATTACAAAATTCTCCTTCTTTATCTCTTAAATCATCAGCTCTTTTTCTTTTAGAAACTTCTATTGGTTGTGGTGACCATCTATATATAGTGTGAGCTAACGTCTTTCTTTGAAATACTTGTTTCATTATATTTGTATTTATTTCATTTTCCCAAACAACCAAGCATATTCACCTCTAGGGTCTTGAACGTTTTTATAAGCTTTGTGTTCTGGGTTTATTTTTGTTTCAATTTGTTTAGTAGTTTGGTTAACCACTTTTTTTGTTGAAGAAGAAGGATTAGATGAACTCATCCAACTCGACAATATAGCTTTTGTTTGTTTTTCTAATCTTTCTAAATTTTTAAAAGAATGTTCCATTACCCATAAACACATAGCTAAAGACATAAGTAAATCATCATGATAACCTTCCATATGGTCTGGTCTACCATTTTTATAAATAAATGTTTTCATTTCTGATATAAGTCTAGTTGAACGAATTTTAATTGCATTTGTTCTAATTTTATATTCTAAATTTGATATCATTGGTAAACGAACATTTGTTGCGTGAAAACCTGGTATCTTGTTTTGTTTATTATATGATGTTAATTCTCTTTGTCTTGCAGATAATATTTTACCACTTGAGTCATCGTAATGTAATCTTTTATATTCAAACTCTAATAATTTTAATACTGTAGAAACACCCATACCACCAGTAACGTCAACAACTGTATATGCTTTATATAATTCACCGTATTCTTCAACTATTTGTGCTAATAAATCTGGTTGTATTTTACCTTGGTATTCCATAACTTGTTCCATAGTAGTAAAATCTATAATAACCATAGTTGATGAATCCTCACCATCACCCCTAGAAACGTCAACACCCATTATATATTGATGATTTTCTTTCGGTTCTTCCCATACCCAAATTTCTTGTTCTAACCCACTAGTATATTTTGGTGGTATAACATTATTTTTTTCGTGGAATTCAATATACTCTTCATTAATTACGTTACCACCAGAACCTATAAATGATACGTCAAGTTCTTGTGCAATCATTTTAGCATCGTTGTTCATACCTCTACACATTTCTTCATACCATGTAGAAGTAGGTTTCCAACCTTCAGCTATGCGAGCGTTATAAGATGCAAATGTAAATTCATATTCTACTTCAGCGTCATCACCCTTAACCCATCTTAAATCTTTATTGTAACGTAAATCTTCGTACCATTTCATTTCAATGATATTGAAGTTGTTTTTTTTGTTTCTAGCTTGGTCGTATGTTTTATAATATAAAGCATCCATACCATTAGGTGTTGAAATAAGTGTTGCTCTACCCCCAGTACCTAATGCTGTTAGGGCAGCCCCAAATACTTCGGCACCATTATCAATATATGCTGCCTCATCCATAATAAGGAATGTAGGTGTAAAACCCCTTAATGCATCTTTAGAAGTTGCAACCGCTTTTACACGACTACCATTAGGTAATTTAATTTCTTTTTTTGAATCGGTAAGAAATATCGATTTACCTTCATTTTTAGAGTTACCGTAATATTCATTACCCCACACCCATCTAGGTAATTGAGAAAGAAAATCTTTAATTTTAGCTAAGAATTCAAAAGCTAACTCTTGTTTATTGGCAATAATTAATATATTTTCTGGGTTATCTTTATCAGCAAATCCTACTTTTATTGACATATAAGCAGCAGTTGTTGTTGATACACCAGCTTGTCTTGGTTTAGTTACAATATTAAATCTATGTTTTTCATATGCACTAATAATTTCTTTTTGTCTTGGGAACAATTTAAAAGATACAAAACCCTCTTGAGTTTTATCAAATGTTTCTAAGTAAGTCTCAATAGCATATATTGGTTTTGTTAAACATTTAACGTATTCTTTAAATATCTCTTGTGTTGTTAGCATATTATTTATATTATTTTATTATAAATATGCTGAAACTAAGTAAAGATAAATATAGTAAAATACAAAAGGCCCTAAAAGGGCCTTTTAATCTTGTTTTATACTATGATTTAGAAAAGTTCACCAATATCAAATCCTTCATCGTCAGTATTGGAATCTGGGTTGAAATCACCATCAATACCGTTTAGTAATTCTTCTAAAGTGAATGAATTAATTTCTGGTTTAACTTCAGTAATTGAATTTTGATATTCTTCTTCTTGTAAATCATTTTTAACCTCATCTACTATATTTTTAATGATTTTTTTACCTTCTTTAGTGTTAGCCATTATCTCTTTCATTTTATGGTTAAATTCATCAACTGGTAATGCTGCCAACTCGCTAAAAACATGGTGTTTCAAATTAAAATCATCAGACTCAAACAAATTAGTGAATCTACTCCAAAGTCCAGGACCTAATCTCATATCCCATGGTTCTGCTGCTAAAAAATCCGCTTTATCAACAACAAATTTACCTATTTTTTTATCTTTAGGTAAACCATGTGCTGATAATATCTCCATAACACCTTTAACTAATTCATGTATAAGTACTGGGAAAACCATAGCTTGTACTGTAATAACACATTTAGGGTTATCTTTAGTAGGAAAATCAACTCTAACGACACCACCGTTAATACCGTTTTGCATATTGGGTACTATATAATACATATAATCAGCGTTAGCCATTAATTTAGAGTACTTATTAGGTAATTTAGGGTCTAATTCAGCTAATTCATCATCAACCATATGATACATATGATGACATTTTTTTGCTGACCCTTGAATCATAGCGTTAATAAATCTCCTTTTATAAACTTCTTTATTAGCGTTTAAAATTTCATCATGATTTTCAAATTCAACTTCTGATAAAATAGGTGTAGGGTTTTTCTTTGTACCTTCCATGTTTATTTCATCAGTCAATTCAGCATTTATTTCAACAAACTCTTCAGAAACATCAAATTCTTCACGAACCATTTTTATTGCTAAATCTTCTAGTTTTTTCTTATGTTTAGACTCTAACTCCATTGTTTCACGGATAAGTGGAGTTGAATTCATCATCACCTCATTATTATTAACATCATCACATTCAAACACTTTTTTATAACGTTTAACAACTTCATAAAATCTTTCGCCCATTATTTTTTCTTCAAATAGAGACTCATCACCTTCTGGTAAAACTGGGTTAGCACCTAGAGAGTGTTTTCTTTTTATTAAATCTTCCTCTAGTTTTGGATGCATTCTTTCATTTATATTATCTGGGTAAACAATTGATTCATTTAAATTGTTACTTTTAATTTGTTTACCCAATAAAGATTTTTTCAATGCTTCTTCAGCTATTTTTTTATAATCACTCATCTTTTATATTTTTTTTATTAATAACTTTTATAACTTTTCTTTCTTTTGATTCGTAAGTTAATGCTTGTTGAGAGTTGGATTGGTCGTTAGGTGTTGAAAGGTTATCAGTAAATTTATTCTCACTTTGTTTTTTAATTAAATTTACCAACTTAGGTGTTAAATTTTTATCAAAACCAAATTTATCAACTAATTGTAAAATTAATTGTATTTTTTCCCTAGGTGTGTCAACTTTATTTAAAAACTGACCCATTTTTTGACCTAAATTAGCAAAAACTTTAGTTACATCTGGTAACATACCCGACTCACCTATTTGTTTCTTACCAAATACTTTACTTTCGTAATATTTTTTAAATTCTTTAAGGTTCATGTATTTTTCATCCTCAGTTAAACCATTTTTTACTAATTCGTGTATAGATTTAAATTTTTTAAAAGAATTTTTCTTCTCATTAACAACGTAATGTTTATATTCTGATAAACTCATTTCTTTTATTTCATTCGTATCGTCTTCTGAAACATTTTGTTGATTTTGTTTTTCTAACATTTCTTTCATAGGTAATGCTATCTCCTTTTCAAATTGTTCAACTTCATATATCTTTGAATCATCTAAACACATAACTGATAATACAACTTCTTTATTTGGTTTCATACCTCTAACCATTTGATAATTTTTATCAGCTATGGTGAAAGGTTGTGACACTTTACCAGTTTTATTATCAATAACATTTGATAAGTATTTTATTGTTTCTTGGTCTTGTGGTTCGATAACAGCTTCTGGTTTGTTTAATTCTTCATCAACAATATTAACATTAACATCTTTACCTAATTTTTTTAAATCATTAGTTACTGAAGACAAATCTTGTTTTTTAATATTAACAGTTGTTTTATTTGATGTATCGGCATCGCCAAACATTGTTTCTTGTATTTTATTTTTGTTTTTCATAATTGTGTTTGTTATATTGTAATATTAGGTCTTTTTCATATAATTTTGACTCAACCTCATTTAAAGGTTCACCAAATTTAAAACAAAGTCTTTTTTCTGGGTAAGAATCATATGCGTTTATATTTTCCCAAGCTAAAGCTATTACACCATCTATAGCATCCCAAACAGCAAATGTGTCACTATCTTGAATCACGTCAAATTTAATTTCAGACTCCAACCTACCAACTTTTTTAATATAAATTTCATGAGGTGCTGAAGGTCTACTAGAAGCTGGGAATGTATCCCAGTCATCACCATCAATACCTTCAATTGTTTCTGAAAAGATAAACTCATATAAATAATTATCTTTATAATCCTTACCTATTTTATTTATATAAATTAAAAACAATTCTTTCATTATTTATTAGCTTTTGGGTCAGTTTTTGGTAATTTATCTGGTTCAATGATATAAGGTTTATTTCTTCTACTAGGTAAAATACTTGGTTTAACTTCATTAGGGTTTGGTTGAACCATTGGTTTAACTTGAGGTTCAATCATTGGTTCAGCATTGTTTAGATTTAAAGTTTCATGTAATCTCATAGTTATATAATTTTTATCAAATATACTAAAATTTTCTGTTACATTCAAGTTTTCTTGGTTATCCAATTTTAATTGTTTGTTAATTATATCAATATTTTCAATTCTACCAACATTTTTAAAATCAAAACCATCTAATTTACAAATTTTTTGTTTAGTAAAATCACCATGTACAATAGCGTAACATACTTGACCTACTATCTCAGTAAATAAAGCTGGTAGTGCTGCTGGTGGTGCTAATTTAGCATGTGTATTATAAGCTTTTAATTCACCTCTTAACCCAAAATCTTGATTTGATATGATATGAGTGTAATAATCATGAACTGCTCTAAGTATTAAATTTTCTTCTTTAGTATATAATGGATGCTCATTAAATAACTTTGATATTTTTAAAACACCAGTTTCATTAAGGTCTTTATTCATTTGGTCCCTACTTTCATATGGGTCGTAATCAACAAATTCAACTTTTAATTTAGATAACATTTGTTTATATAATTTTTTTGTTGAATCCATAAGTGCTTTGTAAGAAGGTACTACAGATTGGTCAAAGTCTGGTGCATTAATATACGCTTGTGCAACAATTTTAGAATAATCATCATAATTAGATAAAACCATTTTTTCATCTATCATTTCAGTTTCAGTTATTTCAACCATAAGTTTAGTTGACCCCTTAATTACCCTATGAAATGTGTTCTTTGGTATCAAATACTCACTATTTTTGGTTAGTTCGATAGGTAAATCGTTATCAAACTGTAATTTCCAATCATTTTCATTTAATACTTTAACTATTCTATCCTCATGGTCTCGATGCCATGTCAATTCAGTTTCGTTGACATTAGCATTGAAAACACGATTAATTATATTTCCATTTTTATTATCTTTATAAGGTTTATTTTCCATAATAATTAATTTTTTTACCACCATTTACCCCCACCAGACAAACCTAATAACTTAGCATATCTTGGTAAACGACAAGCCCAATAGCCTGGTTTTGTTTTATCATTTTTTTGTTCACAGTTGTGTCTATCAGCAAATGCTTTTCTAGCTTTAGGGTCTTTTAATTTAACAGCTAAGTTACCACCACCAGATTTAGCACCAAATGATACTTTTTTTACTTTACCAGTTTTAGGGTTTTTTACATATACATAGAATTTTTTAGAACCACCTCTTTTTGGTTTACCAATTTCTACTGTTTTACCTTGATATTCAGCTTCATTTAAAATATCACTCTCAAATTCCTCAAAAATAAAATTCATTTTAATTTTATCATCTCCAACTTGTAAATAACCTAAATCAAAATCATTAACAATAAACTCATCGTTTTCATTTAAATTAATTAACCCTTTACTATATAATGATTTAACTTCTTTAAGAAGTGAAAAGAATTTATCTGAACCATATCTAAATACTGATTCACCTAACGCAATTTCGTTTTGTAAATGATAAGCCAAGTCACTAGATACTGGCACATCTTGTTGTACTTCCATTGGTTTTGACCACTCTGAATATTCATCGTCTTCACCTTTTGTCTCATTCATCAAGAAATCAAACACTTGGTCCATGTTGTTTTTTGCTTCTGCAATATGGTCAGCAGCCCAATCATGACCACTATTTAAAATAGCTTCAATTTTTCCTTCGTCTAAATCTAATAACAAATCAGCTTGTCTTTTCATTTGTTCTAAATTACTGAAAAACATATATCTAGTCGGTGTCTCACCTTCACTTTCATTAATTGGAACGCAGTTAGGTACTTCTTTACCATCTTTTTCCTTCATACCAACTTGTTTGTAGCCTTTCCAACATGGTTTCATTTCATCTAAAATGTCATTAGAACCTTCTTGAAACATATTATTTTTTTTAGGGTTATCTAAAAATAAATTATCCATTTTAGCTTCATAGACTGAAAGTTCTTGTAAACCCTCTTCATCATTAGCGGAATCAAGTGAATCATCACCACCACCCCCATCACCAAAGTCGCCAGAATCGCCAGAATCATCGTTGGAATCATCTTGATTATTAGAATTATCATCTTTATTATCTTGTTCATTTCCAGATGTATTAACTTTTTTGATTATGTCATTTCTATCCTCTTCGTCCATTTCAGCAGTATGCGTTGCTGATAATAAAGAGTTTATAGCAAATTTTTCCAACTCAAAATCTGGTTGACCTTGCCCCTCATTATATTTTCTTAATGATTGTCCTAATTTCCCAGTAAGTTGTTCAATGAATTTTTTTGGGTCTTCTGCTTCATTTGCCTCAACACCAGCATCAAATGGTTCATCATCAAATGGTTTGTCGTTATTTTCTGGTGCTGGTTTTTCGTCATCCCCAAAATCACCGAAACCAGCGTCATCGGCTGGTTCGGAAATAGGTTCCGCTGGAGCTGGTGCAGCTGGGGCATCAATCTTCAGCTTATATTTTGTGTCTTCGTTTACTTTAGTGCTTTTTTTTTTAACTCACCTTCTAGTAAAGCGTCTAATCTTTTAATACTTTCTTCCATGCTATTCAATGCATCGAAATCAGCTTTTGTTAATTCTCCTTTAGGTTCAGCAACATCTAAATTATCTTGGTTACCATGTAATTCTTCATCCAAATCAACACCTCTACCTTTAAGAATATCAGCTCTAGTAATTTTACCATCACCAGTTAAATCTGGAAATTCAGATTCTTCTTGTCTAGCCATCATTTCTTCAATAGCTCGTTCAAATTCATTTAACTCAACATCATCACCAAAAGAAGTCATACCTTCATTTTTTTCAAAAGTTTCTGGGTTTCTATCTTGTTTATTTGCAGTTGCGTAATAAA